CTGTTTCTCAAAACTAGCGACAGTAGCCGCAGCAGCACCGGCAGAATACTGGGCTATCTGCTTCAGGCCGGCTTCGAGGCCTCTAAGCTCGGTCTGGAGTTGCTTAATCTTCGCGCTCGCAGCGTCAGTGGCACTGATGTTGATGTTGAGGCGATTAGTTTCCGACACTGCCATTGCCTCCCTTCAAGACGCGAGTTTTCAATAGGTCCAGATTGCGGCTTCGTAGTTCATCAATGTCAAAGATGGGTTTAGCTTGCGGCAGCCCAGGGTCTCTACCTCGCATTATAGGCAGAGCCGGGCCGGCCTTGGTGGCGAGGGCACTGAGGGCCGAGCTCTCCATCGCAGCAGTTGCCTCTGGGGGAACGTCTACGATGCCGCTCTTGCCTATCTTCACCCCACCGAAACCTTCTACCAAGGCCCGCACTAGAATATTCGTTGGGGGAAATTCCTCCCAACCCTGAAATAGCTCGTTGACTTCGCCTAGCGTATGCTCATCTACCTGGCTGAAAGTCCAGCCGTAGGCAGCGGCGAGACTTCGGTAGATGGGCTTAAGGTCCCAGTTCCGTTCGTCGGTCCCGCCGCTACCACTTCCCCCGGGTTGAAGCCACTAGCCCCTAGGATCGCCAGCCAGATGGGACCGGTATTACCCATGTCGAGGTGACTGAAGAGCTTCTCTTCGGGAAAATCGGGGTAATTGCGGCGAAGCGCGGCGAGGATGACATCGCCCCTTATTTCCATGGTTTCGAAGACCTTGCCTTCGGCAATGAGGGCGTCATGCTGCTGAAGCTTCGCCAATAAGCCCCCGCGAAGTTGGCCGAGGGAGATAGGGGGGATGACAAATTCCTCATCCCCTATCCTAACGTGGGTTCCAGGGAACATGACCTTACTCCGATGTTGAGATGGTGCCAACCACGTTGTTGCCGCCGCTAAAGGCTTGGAAGTCGAAGTCTTGGATGGCGTAGTCGTCGATGCGAGTAGGTATCGTCAGATGGGAGCTGACACATTCGTTGAGCCGCAAGGTCAGTTGACCTGACGAACCTTGGGTGCCTCTACTTTGGTAGAAGGTTCCGATGAAGGTCGGCGTGTAGCCCATGAAGTTGTTGTTGATAGTTATGGTCTTGCCACCAGTATCGGTGTAGATGTAGCTGATGTTAACGGCTGCGCCTATGTCACCAGTGGAGAAGCTATAGACCCCACCGGAAGCCGTGGTGTAGGTGCCAAGCGCTGTGGGCGAACCAGTGACGTAGGTGAAGCGGAGGTTGGCGCCGCCATTGTAGAAGACGCCAAGGTCCTGAACGTAGGTCGAGGCGTTGTTGGCGGTGACACTCGCTGAGGCTAGCGTGTGGACCTCAAACTCACTAACGTTACTTTCACCACTAGTGGCCACTTCTCCGAAGAAGATGTTGGCGTAGAGGTTGGCGAAGACCCGTGCTGTCTTGGCTTTGCCCGTGACTTTGCCTTTGCCTCTGGCAATGTCGATGGGGTAGCCGAGCTGACTATAGAGTTCCTTAACTTCGAAGGTGAAGTCAATAGAATTGTCCTGCAAGACTGCGAACTGATCCACGCCTACACCTGGCTTGTCGGACCGTTGGCCCCACAAAGCGCCAATTCCAAAAATCAACTGCATGGGGAACTCCTCATTTTAGGGGTTGCATGGGGCATAACCATGTGCTACACTGCCTCTCTTGCCACCCAAGGGAGGACAGCATGGCCGTACGACCCACTCCTATGCCCACCAAAGACTATCTTTGGCAGGTTTTTCATTACGAACCGCTTACGGGGGAACTCACATGGAAGCATCGACCCCTTGAGCAATTCAAAGACCTTCATGCGTGGTCTGTATGGAACAGTCGCTTCGAAGGCAAAACTGCCGGTTCCGTCAAGCGAACTAAATACGGCAAATACCGCCGAGAAGTTGTTGTGGACTGGATCAGATACTTCGCTCATCGCCTCATTTGGAAAATGATGACCGGAGAAGATCCAATAACAGAACTCGACCACATAGACCTCGATCAACTTAACAATAGATGGGACAATTTGCGAGAAGCTAATAGCGGACAGAACAAATTTAATACCGCGGTCAAATCCAACTCCACCACTGGCTATAAGGGGGTTAAACCTGTAGGAAGCCGTTTCCAAGCAATCATCAGAATGAACGGGAGGAAGAAATACCTCGGCACCTATGACACTCCTCAAGAAGCCCACGAGGTCTATATGACCGTAGCGAGAGATCTTCATGGCCCGTTCTTCAAAGAGTAATTTCGCAACCTAAGCTCCTCTAGGTCAAAGCAGGGCTTGAGGTCAGAGGCGAAGCTAAGCTCTGCCTCAAACCCCTCGAGTAGTAGGGCCAAGCCCAGGAACAGCGTGCGAGGTGAGGCTAACATTGGGCTCAGCGTTAGGCCCTCGTCAGAGATAGCCACGTGCATAGCCTCAACCGTCCTCACTTCGTCCTCTTAGCCTTGGACTTCATGGCTCTGGGCTTGCGTATCTTCACGCCCCGCAGGGTCTTGACGCCAAAGGACCTAGCGGAGCGAGGGGAGCGAATGCTTCGCTTGGTCATCAGGGCATCTCCACACAAAGCGGAACGATGAGGAGGGTCTGCGAGTCTATGTCGCCAGGATCTTTGAAGGTCTTGCCTTCAATGCGACAGAAGTAAACCAAGCCCCCAAGCGTATTGCTATTCGTCGTCATGTCATCAGGGACATTAAACGCAGCTTCAAACGCCTCCATGATCGTATCAAGATCGTTAGCGCCAGGACTATTATCGCTACGCGTATAACACCAAACCCCAAGATCCAGCCGGCGACGATAGAGGCCCAAGCCCCGATACTCGTCGGCTTCGCGGTGAGTAACGAGGAAAGCAGCAGGTTGCTGATCGGGGCTAACATCTCCCCAAAGTCGAAGTCTGTTGCTGACGGTGCGCCATGTGGTTGCGCCGTTGATCGGAATTGTCCATGTCATCCCCTGTATAGTGTTAAGGATCTTGAGCATCACCTGATTGCGCGTAGCGGTGGTCATATCTTGCCATCCAACACGTCTTGTATCACCTCTTGAAACATCTCTGGAGCCATAGGCCGGACTTCGTCAAAAGCCTCACCAAGGTAGCGGAAGGCCCTAGAGGGCGGGTGATGGACGCTAGGTCTGAAGACCTTCTCCCCGCCCTTGTCGATCCAAGCGAGGACCCTGGCCTTGACTGGTAGGATGGCGTAGTAGCGTTCGCCACCCTTCTCCAAGGCCCAGGCTTTGGGCGACTCAGGCTCGACGAAGACCGTGGCTGACATAACGTCACCGTTGAAATCAACCCGCTGGTGGATTGACGAAAGCAACTGACCCGTCTGCTTCTGTAGTATCTTGCCCGAGAGGTTCTCAATAACTTTCTCGTGCATCAGCGTGGCTAACTCGGTCATCTTCCTATGCACGGCAGCAACGATGGCTTGGTCGAGGCCATCGAGCTTTGAGTCATAGTCAAGGTGGACTTCAAGCACTAGACAGGTGCTCCGATTGCAGGTGGCAGAACCGAGACATATGAGTTGACTATATCCATCACCTCGGGCGGAAGGCTAGAGAAGCTATTCCATGGCGGGCCCATTGCTCCCCTGGCGTAGCGTATGGTCTCCTGACCGCCCAAGCTCTTGCTGATCTCCCCTATGCGGCCTCTATAGGCGTAGCGCTCCGCCACCATCTGTATCACGGCCTCCTCTAGATCCGCGGGAATGAAGCTATAGTTAATCAGCATGGTCTGGTCTGCGTCGGCGCTAGAGAAGGTGTAGACACCCGGAGACGAGTCAGCGGGAGGAATATACTGACCCGCTCCGGGCGCTGTCGCAACAGGTGAAAGGGAAAGCCCTGTAGCGGCGTATGTAACCCCATTGTCTCGACACCAGATGCCCTGGAGTTGCTGGACGGTGACGGTGTAGGGGCCAGGCGAAGCAGGGACGATAGGTTCGTTCTGGATGAGGTAGCCTGCCGTATAGGTGACCTGCACGTTCTGTGGGCCTCGGTAGAAGAAAGCGTCCTTAAGCTCAATGACGCATGGCGAGCCGGGCAGGTCACCGTTCCAGGGAATGTAGCGAAAGCCATAGCCCGGCCCGGTGCCGATGGGCTGAACTGAGCCCGGCGGGGCGAGGACAGACGGAGGAATGTAGTAATTACCCTGTTGAATTGACGCTATGCTAGTAACGGGCCAATCAGGCAACACCAGCTGCATGTTGCCGACGCCATCGAAGGTCCTAGTGAAGGTCTGGCTAAACAAACGAGAGCGATGAATGGTGCTGTAGATCAACGCTGACATGGAGGTGACGAGTTGGCTAATGACTGGCGAGGGTAGCGTGGGGGCTGAGGCCATCCAAACTGCTACGCGTTGTGGTGTCGTCAGGTCACCGCCAGCGAGGCTCATGCTACGAGGCTTTCTTCATGGGTTGGTCTTCGATCTTGTCCTCGAGCTCAGCGACTAGAGCTTCGCTCACTCTAAGCCTCTCTTGTAGGTCTGTCTTTTCGTTTGACAACGCCACTATGCGTGCTGTGGCGGCGGCGATGTCGGTTCTGGCGTGGGTTAGTTCCAGCCTGAGTGCCTCTACAGTTTGCGTTAGCTCGACAATGGCACTGTCGCGTGCGGGGTCTTCCTTCGGCAGATCCTCCGGGGCGCCCTCAGGTAGGTCATCGGCCAAGGTGAAGCCCCCTATGGCCAATATACGCGGGGCGAGGTAGTCTGGCGCCCTGAAGTAACCGCGGCCGCTAGCATCCGTCACCTCGATACCAAACGCCTGCCTCTCAACCGTGATGTTGGTGGCACCCTCAGGAAACACGAACCACAAGAGCTTCGCTCCTCATTCTAGTAGCTCGGCAAATTCATCCTCAGTCCCAACAAAGGCCATATCGCCCTTGATGGCAATGCGCTTGTTGCCAGCCACCACCACAACCTTACCGCCCCTGGCGAGGACCATCTGGAGGTGCTGACTGACCGGAGGCTTCTGCCACGCGTTCTCATGACCTGGGTAGGGATAGACAAAGAGGGTCTCCCTATCGAGGCCCCACGGCCAGCCCATGACGACCTTCGTCACATCAGGCCGCATGGACTCAGGCATAGATTGAACCTCAGGCCTGCGTTGGGAGTCGAGCCAGAGGCATACGTAACGCCGACAAGCATCTGGTCTGTCATTATAGATGGTGCAACCACGCCCAAAGAGTGTAGGGCCGAGGTGCTTGCAAGGCTCTCCGAAAGCCTTGTCTACGGCCTTTACCTCAAAGACCGTGCAGCACCCCGTGCACTCCTCGCAATGTCCAGCCATGGCCTTGCCTCAAAAGGCGAAGGTGCCAGACGTTGGGTTCTTGTTGATGATGGCAGCGAAGGCGGGGGTGAAGTAGATGGGGAAGACCTCGTCGACGTAGACCCCATACTCATAGCGCCGACTGCGCCACGGCCACTGAATTTGGTAATAATCCTGCCGGACTTTGGCTTCGAGCAGATTGGCAACGCCACTAAGCTCGTATGGGCTCCGGTCACTCCAGAACAGAATACAACCCGGTGGGACGTAGGGGTGAACTTCAACGTCGAGGGTGTTGTTGAAGAACTTGTTAAGATACGAGGTGACTCTGCGGCCAGCGACGATACGTCCTGTCTCCTGATCTGCGTCGAACCAGATGCGGTAGCTGTTGTTGCCTGAGGCTGCGCCCAGCATGGCGCCGAAGCTATCAAGCACATCCGCAGCGCTAATCAAGATCCTGTCGAAGCCGATCTTGTATTGGTCATAGGCCGCCCTAAGCACGGCGTCGATCTCGGCGAAGTTCGAGCCGTTGAGGGTCAGCCCTGTGTTGCCGGCGGGCATGTTGTAGACAATCGAGCCGCCTGGCGTGAAGCTGACGCCACCAGGCAAGAGCGGGTTGGTGGACATAAGCTGGCCGGGCGAAGGTCCAGTCACCGCCCGGAAGACCTGGCTCAACACCCCGTCAGGAATAAGCTGATCCACGCTGTTGTCGACGTAGGCTGCGGCTACCTTCAGGTTACCGACGGGCTGGTTCGTCACCGCCGGGGCGTGGGTGAAGATCGCCTGGTTACTTGGGGTGATGCCGGCGAGGTATTCAACACCAGTTGCGGTTCCGACATACCATGCGTAGGCGAAGGCCCCTGGGACTATCGCTACCGTTGCGGTAACGCACTGGGTGCCTGTGGTGCCGACGTTAGCCTCAGCGCTCGGCTGAGCACTGCCGCCACCATACACGTCAGAGGTGCCATCGGCGTTGACCTTCGTCACCTGGCCCACCACCCCACCAACGTTGCTGACGTTGCTATACGGTGAGTAGCCGAGATAGCCCATGCCAGTCAGCGCCACAGCGATGACGTAGACAGTCGCAGTGCCGAAGGAGCCAGTCAGGCCAGTCACTGCGCCTGCGACTAGGGTTGGCGTCGGCGTGGTGCCCAAGGCTACTGTTGCGTTGCCGTTGATGAGGATCTTCTCCTCGTCAATCATGAGGCTACGCAAAGCGCTCTGAACGCTGATGCCCAGAGCCTCAGGAGAGAGGTTGCGTGCCCCAAGCCTGGCCTCAAACGTGACGCTGCTTTCAAAGCCGAGGGTCTTGAAAGCGGCCGTCAGGTCCTGTTCAGAGATGGCGATACGCGCTCCACGGTTGCCTTCACTTACGCCAGAGCTAGCGCCATTGACGTTGATGCCCACAATGCGCTTCCAGTGGAAGGCGTTGCCACCATCCGCGGCGACCCTAGGCAGGCGAGAGATCCTAGGAATGAGCTCGCGATAGGGGTAGAGCATCTGCACTATGGGCCTGAGGTCATACCACAGCAGGTTCGTGGCCTGGGCTACTGTGTCGGCTTTGTTCAGCGGGCCTAGCCTCTTCTCTAGCGTCTTGACGAAGTTCTCGTTGTTCAACAATGCATTGACGAACTCATTGCCAATGCCACCGTTGCCAGTGAAGGCGACCTGTTGCATACCGTCCATTTGGCTACTCCTTTTGTGTTAGGATAGAGATATGAGGTAGTGGGTGTCTACCTCATATACCTATCTCAGTGTCCAGCCGCCCCCTTAAACGCCGGATCGAGCACGCTCTTGCCGAAGTGACCGGAGGTCAGGAAGTTCCCAATAACCTTCGCAGACGCTGCCGTATGGGCCTGCTCGTCACCTGAGTTCAGAGCGTTTGGGTCAACCCCGTCGAACAAGGCCTTGTTCAGGCTGCCGACATCTGTCGAGCCGCCATTGCCCATCACGCGCGAGGTATCGAAGGTAAAGGGCCTCCGGCCACTAGGGCCTGCGGCAGGCATACGACGAAGGACCTCAAGCTCGCCATCGGCCTTGGCTTTGGCCATCACCAACTCAGCTATGGCGGCTGGGACTTGCCCATCTTTTCCGATGAACTTCTGAAGGTCACCGAGTCCTACGGCTTTACCAGGGTAGACCGCCCCTTCGACAGGATACAGCGGGGGTTGACCTCCGCCAGCCCCGCTGCCGCCGGGTGACGCCCCAGCTATCACCGCCGGCGACAGGTCCTTGACACCTGGCGGGACCTCATAGACCCCAGGCTCGGCATCACCAGCTTCTTGGCCCCTCTGACCTGACCTGGCCGAGGCCTTTTCGATCTGCCCAATCGCGGCCTTGCC